CCTCTACGTGAGGCTTTACCAGAGATTTTGTTCGCTTCGGTTTCTCCAACGCGTTTTCGCCAAGCCTGTATTGAAGCTTTGGAGAACTCGCCAAGGATAGTTGTGATTGATGGATATAGTTCACCGGATGGAGTAACATAATTTCTTTTCCCATTAACATTTTCAATTCTCATACCAAAGCTCAGCTTTGGAGATTGTCTTAGATGTATAAACTTTTTCATAATATTAAAAATTATAATCTAGATTTCCGCCTGGGGTATTTTTCTTAATGTGCTTCATTCTATCACCAAACCAATCCGGCGGCTTTTTAGTGTGCCCAGGCGATGATATATTATCATACGCAAACGCGGTAGGTGTTGAGCCAGGAACTTGAGCAATCTTTCCACCACAAACAGGAGCTACTCTGTGTAATTGTTTATCACAAGGTTCTTCTGTAGGTTCAGCTCTTTTAGCCATAGGGAGAAAATCTTCAAACTCATTTCCACATTTTTCGCATCTGTAATCATATGTTGGCATTTTTAGCACCCCTATTCTCAAGAATTGTCACGCGATTCAAATAGGTCAATGGTTTGCCATCACGCTTACTCACACGATGCTCTGCAATCGTGGATTTGAGAAGAACACACTCACCTTCATTAAACTCGGGCCCTTTAAAATTATAAAACATTGCTTTTCTACCATTACGATCTTCCATGAAGTGCATCGTATACTTTGGGTTGGAAAGGCGTTTGGTTAGTTTCAAAAATAATTCTGATTTTGTTTTTAACGGCCCAAGATAATTTTCCATAACAATCTCCTATTTTACTAAAGTCTTTACAGTAGAATCAACCAGCTCGGGTTCTCCCTTTGCAAACGCGTATCCATCAAAATAAGATTGAGCAATCATATCTTCAACTTTATCTATCATAGATTCCCAATTTCCGCCAGAGTAGTCTTTCTCTAACAGCTCTAGGATCTCATGTCTTTCAATATTCCGCATAATAAATCTCCTATTAAAAAGCCTTTTTCATTTATAAGCATATTATACCACATCTTCCTTGATTTGTCAAGGGTTAAATTATAAATTAAACCTGCCGGTTTTTCTGTAAAATATATGCTGATCAATTCTGGCCATCACCTTTTTTTGAACAGTCCATCTTGGAGCATCAATGTATGTCGCATGGTAATGTGTTGCTCCATCTGTTATGTCTCGCAAATCATCTCGTCTTTCGACAACATAGTTTGCTAAGTCTATTGACTCGCTCCATAATCTTCCTTCTTTCGGGATATCTCCTTTGCCATCACAATACCATGAAAATTGGCATCGATCTCTTTTGGGGAGCCCATTGCTATAGTGTATTCCCTCTTTAACAACTTCACAAATAGAATTTGGATAGTTGTTAGATTTAACTCTATTAAGCGTAACGTGTGCTACTGCTAATTTTCCTGCTGTGCTTTCTACAGCGGCTTCAAAAAATATGTTCAATGCTAGGCACTGTGATTCTTCTATGTCTATTGATGTAGTTTCTTCTTGTACGGAAGGCGCTGGGGGCATTGGTAATGCCGGCGCCCATTCACTCCAAGACACGTTTTTAGTCGAAATTGAACCTACGTTTGTAGCACTTATGAACATAAAAATAAAAAGCAATAAAAATGCTTGCTTCATATTCCTCTTCTAGTAAGGTTAATAAGATCTTAGCAACAAGAATCAGCTTCCTCGGCCGCTCTTTTTGCTACGAATATATTGATGGCCCGCATATAGACCGAATCTAATATGCTCCGTATAATCAAAATTTGACTCCCATGTATCGGTTCCCAATCGAGTAATGAATTTAGATTTTTTTTCATCCCAATTAAGCGTCATATTTATGAACGGATCAATTAACCTAACTTCACACTGCTTAGGAACAGAGCTGGTTGTATCAACATCTAGCATTCTAAGTTCACCATACTTAGAATGCTCGACGCCATTAGAGTCGATTCTTTTCATCTTGATCGCTCGGTCATCAACCGTTTTCCAATCTTTTGCCATGCTATGGTAGTATTTCTGGAAATGTTTCTTTTACTAATTTATATGTTAAACCTCTATAGTTTAACTTCTTATCTTTAACTTGTAATAGTACATCAGCTTCTAATGGATGTAAACTCTCTAACATTACAATAAACAATTGTTCTCTTCTAAGTGGTTTTAAATTTGGATTTCCTGCTGGCCCCTCAAGAAATAAATACAATTTTCTTATCTGTGGGTATAAATATGTAGGATTGTATTCATCTGGAGAACCTATTGTTTTGAAGGGCGGCCTACCCGGCGGTAATGCAAATTTAAAATCTGGATGAAAAGCATACTTTAAAATTTCCTTTAGCCCATTGTTTTGCCATTGTAGCAAAACTTGTTTTTTTGCTTCCTTACCCACCGCATCAGCGACTTCTTGGAAGATATGTGGTATGCTTCTAGCCATTAAAACTCATGTATATATTCAGTTAGATTTTTCAATCTATATTTAATAAAATAATTTAGAAGCTGACTTCTATCACCAAATTCTTGATTATCGAATTCTGTAGTAATATTTATACAAATTGATTCGGGAATCTCGTCTAAATCAACAAGTGTTTGATTCCTATGATAGTTTCTAAGCATTTCTTCTGTACAATACGTTTCTGGCTCCAATCCTACCCATGCATCAACTTTCTTTGTAGCAAGAGGCCGTTGTCTTAATCCATCTTCAACAAACACATTATCACCAGACAAAATATTAGGTACACCGTCACCAGCATCGCCTCTATGTATTTTTTCATGAAGAGAATATTTAGGATCACCATCTACCCATTTTTTCTGAAGAGGGCTATATTGTTTTACATTATCATATTTTTGAAGTTGAATAAAATCCTTATCACTAGAAAGAATTATAATAGGCTCCATTTTTCCAAATTCTTGAGAGCGATGACACAAAACTGCTATGATGTCATCCGCCTCAGCAGTAGGAATATGGATCACCTTATAAGGAAAATGTTCTCGTAATTCATCTCTCACTTGATTGAGATATTCATACAATTGACTCCAATCAACATGAGATTTTTCTCTTGCCTTTTTCCTGTTAATTTTATAATTTGGAAAACTTGCCTTTCTCCAATTTTTTCTATCATCGCAGCATATGACCATATTGCCGTACTCTTCTTTATAGCGGGAATTCCACTGGCGAATTTGGTTTAATACTAAATGTCTAACTACATCCAGCCCCAAGTCTGGCTCATTCCGACTAGCGGCCATAAATGAGCCGATAATCAGCTGAGAAAAATCTACTAGTTGCATAATTTAAATTTGTTCTTGATGTCCTGAAGATAAAGTATCCGATCCAACATCTATCACTTCTTGATCTTCTGGTTCGATTACTTCGTTTGATTCTGTTTGTGGTTCTTCATGGATAGCTTTAAGAAATTGTACCCATTGACCAGTTCTCAAATCCCAACTATAAAACATATTGGTATAATTTTTTTGTATCTTTAAAAGATTTTGTACATCATCATCCCAAAAATGCTGGATTGCTCGTCCAAGAATATGAGCGTGTACTTGCATGTGCTTATTCTGATCTTGTTCCATTCCATACATCCAGGCAAAATTAGCACAAGTTTCAGGCAAAGCTCCAAGATTAGGAACAACACAAAGACAACCAGCACTCATTGCTTCAATAGCAGTAATACAGGATGTTTCTTGATAAATACTTGGATATGCCATAATATGTTGTTGTTCTAACATTGTGCGAATATCATCATTCGTTACAGTTCCATGATAGTGAACCCCTTCCATATCATTTGCTTTTTTATAGATATGCCGAAACTGTTCATCCATATGCGGCCGATCATAAAGCTGAAAACTAGAATAGATATTTAACTCAGCATTAAGTCCTAGTTTTAATTCATTTTGCATATATTCCCAGGCTTCCAACAATACAGACAATCCGCGATGTGGTGTAGAAAAATAACACACATTGATTTTATCACCTTTAGGCTTTTTGTGTTCTGGAAGTGGGTGGATAGCGTTTTGAATAACAACGCCTCTATCTGGCGGGAGTCCTAAAAAAACCTCAAAGCAGAATTGTTGCCAATGCGAAACAAAAACTATCTTCTCAAATTTTTTCAAATTTTCTAGCTCTTTAAGATGCTGAACTTCTGGATCTCCGGCTAAATCATGTATCCATAATATTTTTTGTTTATCATCTTTAAGTTCTCTCACGCGAGTCATGATAAATTGATAATCATCTCTAAGACCTGGCGACCTAGCATCCAGTTCAGCAAATAACCATTTTTGCATCAACTCTGTACCACCCATAGCCTTTTGACTCACGGCATCTACATTGGGTTTCTCAGTTTCGTCCCAATCAATATTAAATTGAACATCATCAGCGGGATTTGCTACTTTAACCATATTATCTTCTCCTTCTCAATCAATCAGTATATTGCTTATCTCTATTTAATATATAGGAAGACACGCCGGAGAGGTGTATGGATTCCTTGCCCCGGCGTGCCTATATCACCACACATCTTGTAATGTATAGTGATTATTATACCATAGTTTTTTCAAAAATCAAGCATATAATTTTTTCACGTTATTTCTAAATGCCTCATCAGTAGATATAGAAGTTTCTTTATATTCTCTATTTTCAATATGAGCATATTCTGATTCTTTCATTCCCCTTGACCATACTACATTAATATCTGAATAAAATACCCCCACAGACCTCTTAGGAGTTCCGTTAGGGTAATATGCCATTGCAACACATCTTGGAACTACTTTATGTTCCTCGTTTGCTCCAGAGAATATTCCAATCCAATCTCCATGTTTCAAATAATGTTCACAGTATCTAATGTATGCCTTTTTAGAATCAGCCATGCTTGAAGCTTTGTATTTCTCTTTAGATTCAGTACTCGTACTTCTTGCCTGTTGACTAAGAGCTGAAACCTGAAGTTTATTTTCTTTGATCCATTCCTTAACATTCTTAAAAGAGTAGGTATCATCATCTGGAAGGGCAAGAACGGATTTAGCAATGTT